CAGCCAAATCTCAAGGCTTACGCCGGGTTTGTACGCGATGTCATACCGCCCGCCGACGACACTACCCAAATCAAGGTCTGCCGATGTACCATCCCGTAGTTGTATTCTACCCTGAAACGCTGCGGGACTATAAACAAAACCGCAGTAGAAAATGTTATTACCTTCGCCATCCCAGATGCTAAAAGTTGATTCAGTAGGGTTGGAAGCAAGACTCCACTCATTGCCAATGTGATAGGTAAGCGAACCACCGAGTTGGAAAGAGAAATAAATTGGTGTTGTTACCGTCTCAGGTAGGTCCGCAAGAAGCGATCCGACACCAGTGGCCCCGCCCTCAAAATCAAGAATAGATGAACCATAAACACCCTCATCGCTCGCACCAGGGTGGGTGTTCTCAGTAAAGTCATTTACGGACTCACCTGCAAAATATACGGTCATAGTTCTTTCTCCTTAGTCAGTGCTAATCGCCTGATCTTGCATATAACTCACGGGATCAGAGCTGACAGAAACAACTGTCTCCTGAAACGGGTCTTGATACATCGAACTTATCACATTTGCATCAAATAGGAAATCCCCACCAGGAAAAAGAAAAGCCCCTCCAGTGGGTTGAGCGATCAGTGTTATGAACGTCAAAGGGTATTCAAACATTTGGTTCGCCTTCTATCTTATCCGTACAAATTTCTCTAACCATTAGTACCATTAGCTTCTCTTTTCTTCAATCATCAGCCTGTATCTTCAAGATCGTCGGCTACATAACTAATCGGATCACCGCTCGTCGTTACAACATCCCCCTTGAAGGCGTCTTGGTACATAGTTGAAACCTCTTGCGCATTGAACAGGTAGTCATCAAAATTAACCGAAAACGTCCTTTTCACTGACGGCATCAGGCTAGTGTAAAGTAACATTAGATCAGATCCCCTCTGATCGTAACTGAAAGACCCTTGATGGTGCCGTCCGCAGTAGCTGGCGCTCGAAACTCCACCCTCGTGCCGGAAGCAAGCGTCTCTGCGGAAGTACCAACTGTTGCGAAGCTGGCAGATCCGTCTGTTGCAACAGTGATCGTTCCAGCCACTACTGTATCAAAGAGAACGTCCACAACATAAGAGGCCGCAGGATTAACGCTCACTGAAGCCTGAGAGTTTGCGAAGTCGTCGCCAATAACCATTTCGCGGGCGATGGTAACTGCGCCGAAAATCTCACTGGTTCCTGGTTCATCAAGAAAGATAGCGCCAAAGTCATACGGAGTAGGGGGTGAGGCCACCTGAACGGCTACGTCAGTAGCATCGCAATAAAGAACAGTGTTGTTTGAGCCATAAAGCGAATAGGACTGACCTGCGCCCCCTGTGACCTGCACGACTACGTTTTGATTGGTCGCGTTCTGGAGCGCGAACATCCTGCGGTTTGCAGGGATATTCAAAGTGACAGTTGCTGTCGGCGTTCCCGTCAGTTTGAACAGGAAGTTTGCAGTAAACTCATCAACCGTCATCGTGTAGTCAGAAGTCACATCAATGCTGGTAAAGGCGTTGTAGGCATTATCCAGTCGATCAATGGCGTCATTGATCGTAACTTCTTTTTGGTTCTGTGACGCCGCGACATGATCAATCGCAAGATTTGGGGATTCGGCCATTATAGCACCTCTACTGTTTCTTCGCCGGGAAAGCCGCGACCAACTACTTCACTCTTTTGATATACACGGAAAGTCAGGGCATTTGAACCTGATGGAAAATCTGTTGCATAATCCGCCGCCGAGTAAGTCGCAGTTGGTGAGGTGAGGTCTACATAAGTGCGTAGAACATCACCATCAGGCCCGTCTAGTATTTCTACATCATATCGCTCAAATGACTCTGCCAAAAATACATCACCTGTAGTATTTTCAAGTTCCCCGCCGATGCGCGTTCTGCGGAACCAACCTAATGTCAAACTACCATCACCCTCAAGGGATGCGGAGAAGTTGACAGGGGCGTAAGGTTTCAGGTCTCTACCCGTGTAGGTTTTAGTGATGGTGGTTACGGCATCGAATGATTCCCCGTTTGGAACGACTTTAATGTCTAGAGGGTCATTCAAATCAGATAGTGGTATGGAAAACGCCTCTCCGTCTATATTGTTAAGAAAGACGAAAAGATCACCTGTTTTGTGGTCACCGCAGAAAACATCTGTTCCCCTACGCCCACGCAATAGACCAGAGAGCGTTACTGTACCATCCACATTTACAGCCACATCACGGAATTGGATAATCTCTGGCTTACCGTCACTTGTTAAAAGAAGCGCTGCGTTGGCCCCATTCAGCATTTGGAGTTGCGTAACTGATTCTAGCTGATCTTCAAGGGTTTCCATCGAAACAATCAGGCTATTGTCTTCATCAGTCTTGAATGGTGAAATTGGCGCTGGTAGCGCGTTATTAGCAATACCCCAAGGTAGAGTTTCGTTATTTGCTACGATGCGATCCCACGAAGAACCGCCGTCATCACTTCTAAATGTAGTTGCCCCAACCCAATCTACGGCGTCAAATCCGCTAGTGAATGAATAGAGACGAGAACCTCTACCGCCTAGATCATCAGCATCTTGTAGTAGTGGCATATCAGGTAAGATCACCTCTGTGGCAATATCACCAATAGGGATTTGAGGCGTAAATCCTTGGCTCTCCCCACCTTGAACATCAGAGACATAGCTGGCAGCGTATTCACTTACTCCTTTTAGAGTGACGCTGTAGTCCGCTCCGACCTCTAAGTCTGTAATCCTGATGGTGAAGTTAGTACCGTCATCAAGAAGTACATTCACAACATCAGTTGGGTCTAGTTTCAGGAAGTCCAATGTTGTTGAAAAGTCTACGGTTGTGCGACCATTCCAAGCGGAGGCCAGAAACTTTTGCGCTATCTGTCGTGCCGCAGTTCCATTAAGTGACATGGGCAACTCAAGAGAAACGGTATTCCGCGATGAGTTTGTGGTAGCAATTCGTTTTGCGCTTTGAGAACCCTGCTGATAATCTGTTTGGCGATCCGAGTAGATAACTGAAACCTCAGATGGTAGTTCAACTTCCATCGCCCTACGCTCTTCAATGCGCGAACCTGTCTCATTCTTCAGGAGTAGGTAATCAGCATTGATGGTTTCAACAGGATCAGAACCGCGAATCTTAAACTTCAGAATACCGTCGCTCTCAACCACATCAAAGAAAAATGCATTTGCCAAAGGCTCAAGAGCGCTACGCAAAGACATTCTTCTCGATACGACATAACCCGGAACACTAATGTCGTTTAGTTCTGAAACATCATAATCAGAAGGTGTCAGCCCTGAATCCGCACAGAGAGAGGCAACGATACCAGATAAAGATGTATCTACAGCTTCTTGCCTGTTCAAGAAAATCTTTACCGTCTTAATTGGAACGGTCGCCTGATTAATACTCGGTCCAATTCTGGTTATGATTGAGTTCTCAAGGCTATTGTAAATATCAGTACCAGTGAAGCTACTATATATACTTCCTCCAACTAACTCTTCTGTCTCATCTTCCCAGTCCTGTTCGACATTATATGTCCCATCAGCGGTATTAATGGTGTTAGCGCTATGTCTACCCGTAACAGGGAGTTTTTGTTCCTGCCAGTCGGTATAGGATTTTCCTATATCACCTCTTACCCGCCAAACAATCCCATCCTCTGGTGTCCACTTAAAGGTCCAAGTACCATCTGGACCATCAATAACATCAATCACAGTCGTATAGATAATGCCATTATCATATGGGTCTAATGCTATGGGATATGATATAGCAATGAAGTTATACGTTACTTCAGTATCGTCGTTTATATCTTCCGCCAAAATGTAATCAAACAGTTCTGACGTGCGCTCCCAAGGCGTATCTGGATCAAGACCAGGTCTAAATTTATAGGTTACTTTCTGAACCGCTATGGCTTTTTTACCTTCAGGTGTCGTCGCAGCGTAAAACCCATAAAATTGCCCACCACCTGCGCCCGTGGTTATTGGAGGTAATGCAAGAACACCTTTGACGTAGTTACCCCCACTGAGGGTTGTTTCTTCAAGAACATCAAGATTCTCATAATCAAGAACGATATACTGACTCTTATAGATGGAATCTTCATATGCTATCGCTAGATAGTAAGTCCCAGACGAACTTGTTACTGGGACAAAATCCCAACCAACATATTCATCATCAAAGATAACAATTTGCCTAGTCAACTTTGGAGGCATAACATCTTGCAAAGTAGTAGGGTCTAATTTTCGAACAAACTCATAGTAGTAATTATTAATATTATCCCTATAGATGAGAGCAGCAATTAGATACCCATCAGGACCAACAGCAAAGCTAGTGAATCTGTAAAGATAATAGCCATCTGGGGCGCTTAGAGGACTGCCGCGTCTTTCAACCTGCAATGTGTTAGAGTTAAGGCGATAAAACCCCCCATCATCACCGTAAACAAAAAATCTATTTCTGGTATAATCAGGGGCGAGTGCTAAAGCGGGATTAACACCATCAGGATAGTTTTGAGTTGAGAGGTAAGGCTTAACGTCATTTACGACGTAAGCAATTTCAGCAGTGATATTAGGGATGCTATTACCGAATTTAGCTAGTGGCAATCTTTCAAAGACCATATAGACCACACCCCTATGGGCTGGCGTACTATCTTCACCCTCGACAGAGGCGATCAATGGGTCTGGCTGTTGATCTTCGGTTCCCTTATAGAACCTGAAATCCAACCCCCTAATCTTTGAGAAAGAGGTTGTACTTGATGTGTCATAAATAAGAGTGGTGTTGGCCCAAATCCTGACTACTGTATCAGCTTCACCTTCCGAAAACGCGATAGCAAAGTTGGCATAGTAGGAATAGGTCGTGGATTGCACACTTCCACCACCGCCTCCACCGCCTTTACCACCGCCTCCGCCACCAACAGTCTCAGTCTTTTTGACTTCAATCAAATCCTCTGCCCAAATAACATTGCCGTTCATTCGCATAGAAGAGTAAGCCTTTGGGATAGGCGCACCGTATGCTGATGATGTCACATTAAGGTCTTGAAGGCGTGGGCCTTCCTGATCAGGCAACTTAGGGCCAAAGAACGTATTTCCTACAGCAGAACCAATAAGCCAACCTGCTTGCCAACCGAAACCAAGAGCCGAAGATCCGAGTGCGCCGATACCAGCTACTGCTAAAACCGCCATTAAATAGTCTCCGTATTCAGTTGTCGAAACCTAAAAGCCATCACAGCTTTATTTATCCATTCACCCTCATAGCCTTCTTCAATAACCTTACGACGCAAGGCATGAGCGTGAATGATTGTCGGCCTACCCTTTGTTTCAGAATAAAAGGCGCAGTGACATGGGTACATCTGGTCACGAAAGATAATCACGTCGCTTTCAGACAACTCAGATAGAGGTATCTTATCCATGTGCGCCTGAAAATGACTTTGAAAGCCAACGCCTTTGGCGCGTCTATTATAGGTGGTAATGTCAAAATCAATTAGCTTTAGGTCTTGTGCGACACGAATGACTAGGCCCACACAATCGATACCACGAACCCCACGACCTTGATGTCGCCAAGGCTCACCGAGCCAAGAACGAGCCGCTGTTACTAATTGTTCTGGTGTAGGCTGTGTCATGCACCACCTGGTTTCAGAAGTTTATCAATGCCCGGTACGAAAGGCTCACCGCGAAAGTTGATAATGTTATTGAATTTGGCTTTGCACGTTGATGTCAACTTATCGCATCCGGGTCTGATTGTGAAAGTATCACCTTCCTGAATAGGATAACCCGTAGGTAGGAAAAGTTCTACTGATCCAACTTCTAGCCATTTCTGCGCTTCAATCTGACGACCTGCGTTGTCACCAGTAAGCCAAATAACCAATCCACCATCAAACCATCCGTCCACGGCGCGTTCATCATCAATCGTTGTGGTAAAACTGGCACGACTAGCAACAGTCTCTACAGTACCGTTTTTAGCCCAGAACACATCATTGATGTCTACTCCGCAACGCAAGTCACCGAGATCCGCTCTGCAAGTTGGCGTAACAACCTCAACTATGTTTTGGCTAAAGACCTGAGTTAAGCCGCGCAATTCCGTGCGATAAATGCCGTTGTCTTGCAGTACGACCTCACCAAGCCAACCTCGACGCATCGTAACTCCGCCATCTTGAGGTCTTTGATAGTTCAATAGTGTTACTGTGATTTCAGCGAAGTCAAAAAGCCCTGCGCGTAGCTCTTGCTCCGAAATAACCTCACTGTCAAAAATCGCATCTACATCGAGGTTATCTACGGCGAAATTTGAATTGCTCTGAATAGCAGTGCGCGAATAGCCTGACTTACTAATATAAGTATCGCCGTTGAAGACGATGTCCCTATCGTGATCAGTGAAGTGAAACAACTCACCGTCAGTACGCAAGATTCTCCAGCAAGAAGCTAGGGTTGTCGGCGCTTGCTCTAAATGGCTTTGAAGGTTAGCGCTGATCGTCTTCATTCTCTAACCTCAACCAAAGCGATGTCTTGCCAATCATGAATACTAACAACAGAAGTTGCAATACTCATCCTGTCCATATCAAAACGAACTGGAACATCAAAGTCAAAGTCGGCAGTTAGAGCGCCTGTGGCGGCTGTTGTGACGATCCCAGTTAGATGATCAACAGTTGCTGAGATAGGGCTACCGTCTTCATACACCTGCACTGTACCAGAGACAGGCTTAGTGATGACCCTTTGGTACGTGTACGGAGAAGACCCGTACACCTTTGCCAACTGATGCTGCCCGCCACCAAGACTTATGAGCGGTTGGTTGATCGCTTCAAAATCAATGTAGTCCTTGAAGCGAAATGCAAATGCATTACCAAATCGAGCGCGAAAGAACCCGATTAGTGTGCGCATTTGAGCGTCAGACTTAACGCCAAATCCAACATTCCAGCGACCTTTAGCCTCTTCCCAATTAATGTTCCTACGCTCAATGCCACTCGAAGTCGAAACAACGGTTGTGCTGAAGCCTGGGCCACCCATAGCACCTACGGCAATGTCATCGGGGAAGACTACGTCATGAAAAGCCATTACATGTTCCTTTGCGCACGTTGAAGCGCCATACGGGCCATCGAAGCAACTTGGTTCTCAGATCGACGGAAGCTATTTGCGTCAGGCGTGTTAATTGTCATATTTACAGTAACACTACCGCCTTTATCAACCTTATCTTTCGGAATAACCTTTTCACCACGCTCTAGAATGGCTGGCACTTCATTCGGACGAAGACCTACCATTCCACCGTCATGGAAGCGAGGCGCTCCGATAAAGGCTGTAGCGGATATTTTACGACCAGCATTGCCGCCTGCACCGACGATGCCGCCATTGTGGAAGACACCTGCTAGCATCGATCCAAGTCCACCACCACCGCCGAGAGCGCCACCCAAGCTACTTGCCAGAGGCCCAAGGATCGCTGATCGAATAGCAATGCGAGTGATGTCAGCCACAATGGAGTTAGCGAGATCGTTGAAATCCAACTTACCTGTCATGACGAAATCAGTCAGAGCGTCTTCAGCACCTTTGAATGCGCTAGTCAGTGCGTTTGCAATCTCGTCACCATACTTTACGGCATTGGCCGAATAATCAATCAACGCTTGCTGGGCCGACTCCATCACGTAAGTGCCATCAGCCGTCGCTTCTTTGAGTTGCTCCATAGCATCAGTGTATTGTTGAAGCGTTATCTCACCGCTCTGATATTGCAGTTGTATCGATTCCAAGCGACCGCGATAAGCCTCGGCGCTGTCGTACAGACCGTCGAAAATCTTTTGCGCGTTTTCTAGGTCGCGTTCGAAGTCACTTTGACCACTAC